GACGGGGATTGACTCTTTGCCTACGAAGTTGAGTCATTCCGCTTTGACCGTCAGTAGGCGTTTGGGTGCCGCGGTTCATGAGAGGAAATTTTGGCAAGTTGTTGGATGCATGTTGCCACACAACTACATCGTACACAACTCTTCCATAACGAACTTGGTTAGGGGGGTTTTAACTCGGGTGCTTTTGGTTAAGGTAAAGCCAACACCCAAACCTCCTAAAGGGATCTATTCTCTGCGGTTGTCTAAATTTCGCAACTGGGTGGTCAAGCGTGTGTCCTCGACCACCCCGATAAGTCAACAAGAATTTGTTGACTCTTATCGGGGTCGCAAACGTACGATTTACCAGTCAGCTTTGGATAGTTTGGCGCACCACAGCCTTCGTCCAAAAGACGCAGAAATAAAGGCTTTTGTCAAGGCGGAGTTTATTAACACCGATGACAAGCCGGATCCAGATCCTAGGGTGATCTCGCCCAGGGATCCCAGGTACAATGTTGAATTGGGGAAGTACCTTAGGCCCTTGGAACATCGGATTTACCAAGCAATTGGTGACATATTTGATGGTCCTACTGTCCTTAAAGGTTACAACTCCAGGGAGACCGGTAAGATCTTTCTCGATAAATGGAACAAATATCGTAACCCGGTTGCTGTTGGACTTGATGCTAGTCGTTTTGATCAGCATGTTAGCGTTGAGGCACTGGAATGGGAACACTCCATTTATAATAGAGTGTTCAATTCCAAAGAGCTCCGCAAACTGCTGAAATACCAACTTCGCAATAAGGTCCGTGGTTACTGCCGTGATGGGAAACTGAAGTACACGACTGAGGGTTGTCGTATGAGCGGTGACATGAACACCGCCCTAGGCAATTGCTTGATCATGTGTGCACTTGTTCATTGCTACCTTCAGACCCGCGGCATACGGGGCAGCCTCGCAAATAATGGCGATGACTGCACTGTGATATTTGAAAAGAAAGATTTGGCCAAATTCCAATCTGGGTTGGATGAATGGTTCTTGGAGATGGGATTTTCCATGAAAGTGGAGGAACCCGTCTATGATTTGGAAAAGATTGAATTTTGTCAAACCCATCCTGTTTTTGTAGCAGGAGAGGTACTCATGGTTCGTAATTTTCCAAAATCTATGGCAAAGGATTGCCTTAGCCTTAAGGACTTGGGATCCGCCCGGATTTGTCGCGACTGGTTGGACGCTGTTGGTCAAGGTGGGTTGAGTTTAACTGGCGGTGTGCCTATATATCAG